AGAAATCCTGGAAGATTGATTTTACAATTATAAAATTGTCCATCTTGGTGCAAAACTATCAAATAAAAGATCGAGTATGTAGAAGCTATATAAATTGGTGACAAAAACGCACTATTAAGGCATCCTGATATTGGTGCCTATTTCAATTGGGTACTTAGAAACTTAAAACAACAAGACCTAGAATTAGAAGAGTCTAAGATAGACGTTTAAGTTGAGAATAACTTCAAGTCTGAATTTAGGAAATGGAAAATCTCCTAAAGTTACAGACTCGATAGCGTACAGAATGATTAAGAGTTCTAATTCGACAAGGAAGCATTGGTAACATTAGACCTTAAACTATATGGCCGATCTCCTCAGGATATCGAAGATGTTATTGAAATGTTTAAATTGGATACTGTTGACTTGAACATTCCCACAGAAGGGCCATGTCAAGGTTACACTAATCTCAGGATCAAATAATGGGAGAAACTATTATTGACGATCTGAGTTAGTAAGTCTAATTATTCATATATAAATACTGGCCAGGTTTATATATGAGTAACTAGAATTAAATGAACGGTAAAAAGAACAAAGGAAACAATAGAGCAAAAGTTGTTAAAATGCCAAAGAGTAACAAATAGCGATTCCAAAATTAATCAAAGAATAATCAGATGATGGCTTTGAGGCCTAAAACTGTTGGTATATCTAACAGTTTCAATTTTAAAAATAATTTGTTATTAAACGGAACCACAATTAAGCATAGGGAATTGATAACAAAGGTGAGCGGTAGTGCTTTTTCTTAAGGATTATTTAAGATATAACCAGGATTAATCTCTAGCTTCCCTTGGTTGAGCTCAATAGCAATCAATTTCGAGATGTATGAATTTATTAGTCTAAATTTCTAATTCATTTCAACTAGACCGGCCACAGATGCCGGAGTAATTTATATGGCAATAGATTATGATTCTTCGGACAACAATCTTTTTACTGATGCTACTTAGATCATGTAAATGTAAGGTTGTGTTGCAGGAAAAATCTGGGACAATTTAAACTTGAAATTCAATCCATAAAATGTAAGATCAAATAGATCTAACTTTTATACTAGAGAATTTGGATTGCCCCCAAACACTGCCGTGTAAGATTATGATTTAGGAACATTACACTATGTGACAGACGGATCTGGAAATCTATCAGTAGGTGCTTTGTATGTTGAGTATGTTATTAAACTCAAGATACCTTAGCCCATTTTAGAAAGTCCACTGTTGACATATAGTTTTTAGACCAAATTCACCAACCCAGTGATACCAACTTCTACTTAGTATGGCAGAAGATTAGTAGCAAATGAGTTTTTAAATAATCATGTAACATCACCAATAAATTCAGCAGTATAAATAGATGGATCTCAAGAATATTATAAATATCAAGGAGAAAAACCACAATCCTTTTTGTACGAACTAAGGGCTTACATTAGTGGTATCGAAACTCCAGCAACTGTTGCATCATTTGCGTCCATATTATCACTTTTGGATGTGTCAAATAATTGCATAGTTAAAGACGCTGTCACTGGAGCATTTCAAACTACCAATGTAGACACAGTTTATCAGTTAATCGGTTCGACATGGTAAGTGCTTCAAACAGCTGTGGTTACATTTAATTATGTGAACAATTTCCTAAAGATAGGTTTAGGTAATCACATAACCATACCAGGAACTTCTATTTAGTCACTAGTGGCAAGATTAACTCCATTCGAATTATCTTTTTGAGCGTTAATATTAGATAGAAAGCAAAGCGAGTAACTGTTTCGAAACATCATATAAACAATTCCTTTCTTGTAAATATTTCTGTAAGTAATTGCTTTATATATGTGTGTGTAAACCTTCGTATTAGCCTTTCTCGAG